CTCTCAACTTGAGACATCGCGTGCTAATTTGTACCCCATTTTTCACACTTTTATAAACGAAGATTCAACAAGCCGGCTCTCGATATTAACGCCTAGATAAGCTCAGGCGGGCAGTTTTATATCATACTCCGGATAGGCAGTTTAACGTCATAACCGGACGGGTTGGAAATTACTCGGGTTTCACAATACCACTCTGTTTGTACCATCGAGCAATAAGTTCGTCCCAAGTTGGAAAAGTGGATTCTTGAACCCAATTGTCCATATCAATGTTGTGAATAGTATCTCGCAATAGCTTGGTTTTCTCTTGGAAAACTTGTTTACCATACCAAAAATATTCACACACTGCTGCACTAACAACAGCAATACATTGTTCCTGTGGGCAAATTGTCTTAGACGCCGTCCAAGTCATCAAAGATTTCTCTATAGATTCCTCTTCCAACGGACAAAAATAGTTCTTGACTTCCTCATTCCACACCCAAGTCCTCTTCAGAAAAGTCGCATCCTTCATATCTATAAAGGGAACACTCTCTGACGTTTTATCAGGCATGGTATACTCAATACCAACTTTGGCCAATTGATCAGCTATGACAGTGTGATTAAACCAATCAATATCACCTGAAACATTCATGATGTTATCATCACCGTAGGTCATTAGATGCACATAGATTTTGAATGTTTTGACTTCCTTTGCTGGATTAGAGAGGCGGAAACACATACGCATGTAAAGGGAGTTAACCAAACAGTTTATTTCAACTGTAGCATTGTTCCCAGACGGATTTGTACCATGTAGCATAATCAAGTCTCCATTAAAATTCACAACGGGAAATGCCGTGTCTGTTGCAATCCCTCTAAGAATTCGAATATCTGCCTCTGTATAATTACCTGATCTCTCACAACACCAGATAATAATGAGAAACGCTAGTAACACTAAAAGTGCTGCCATACCTTTATCAAAACCTCTAAAGTCACCAGCAACTACTCTGTCTTCACCAAAATGAGTTAGATACTTGTACATATCTCCCCATTCACTGGATTGACAAGCGGTTCCAGGAGCGGCCTCAAATGCATATCGGTTATTATGCATGAGACGTATAAAAGGCAAAATAAACCTGCGTACAACAAGGGAATGTGCTAGAGAACTTCCAGTAAATACTCTAGTCTTACCTATTTTCTTCTTCTTGAATTTAACAGGTTCATCTTTAAGATGAGCGGTATACAAGGGATAAACTCTTCGTCCAGCTGCATATTCAGCTTCATAATGAGCAGCCAAATCCAACACCTCTTGTACAGGCATTACTGGATCTTGATATTCACCTCTTGGGGGCACTTTGTGCAACAGTTTCTCTTTCGTGCAGTTCCACGGGGAACCAGCACTAGATTGTCTGTTTATCCCATCAACATACTTAACACCTGGTGCACCATTGACAGCTGTAAACATGTCATATGGTTTCATCTCTTTAAACTGTTCTTCTGGAACTTTAGCAACAATGTCTTCAAAGAAAGCTTTAGCACATTCCATAAGAATGTCGTAGTTGAGATTATTTGGTGTGTTAGTACTATCCAAGGCAGCTAGACGCCATGGTTTCCATGATTTCAAGTCTGGATCAGTGAACTTTTTAGTATAGCCCGCTTTCTTGAGTTCATGGAACATAGGTGTGTCTCGCACCATAGATTTAGGATGACGAATTCCAGATTTCAAAGAACCATAAACATGAGCCTCACCATGATTGATCCATCGTAGACAGGATTTATGGTGGAGACTACCGATCTCAACTTTGTGTTTACCAGATGAGAAATGGGGGACACCGCTCTGCAGTGTAAGTTCGGGTAACTTTGTAATCGCATCCTTAAGCCAGTCAACAGTAACTAAGGTAGCTGAAACTGTAGTGGACAAGCCCAAAGAATGAATTCCAGCAATGACAGTACCGCCAGGAAGTTTAAAAACTAATGGCATACCGCAATCACCATTGTCTGTGGGATTTTCATTCATAACGCCAGACCAAAGATTCAGGGTGGTCACAAGTTTAGTACAATATTGTGTTGTTCTAGCAAGACACTGCACTGGTCTCCAAGAAGTTTTTCCATCTGAATCTTTATCAACGTACACTCCATCAGAACGCACCTTGAGTGTAGGTTTGGCAAAAAGTTCAATTATGTTTTTGCGTGGGGGCATATTAGGGATAATAACAAGGGCAAGATCATTTTTAGGATCTCTATAAATCTGGGATTGAAATATGGATACGAGCTTATTTTCACTCACACCTTGGTTAGTGTGTTGAGTAATTAGTGTTGCTCTTAATTCAGGATTTCTTGGTAAACAATGATTATTAAATAAATAGTTTTGGCCTCCCACACCCAAACACCTACATCTTAAAGTTTTCCCATCACCACTTTTAAAAGTGACATTAACTAAATTTTTCTCTAAAATATGTAAAACAGTATTATAGTTCTTGCCAGCACAGCTTTTGCTGCGCTCTGTCATATCAAAAGTAGATAACGGGTAATTCTCTCTGTACCACACATTTTCAGTCTCTTTTTCATGGGGAACTGGTGGTTCACCAGTAGATACTGATTGCAGTGTCGCTGGAAGCTTAGTAAAGTAGCTATAAGTCTTATACGCAGCATACAGAGTAGCTGAACCTGCTAGCAGTGTAGCAAACATTTTTGGGTAATTAGATTTTCTTTGTACCCTATCTCCAAGATGCCGCCAAAACATAGCTGTTGTAGCATCAAAGAAATAGTCATCAATCTTATCACGCATAGTCTGGTACTTTCCCTTACATTTAGTATAAGTCCATTTACTTGCTTTAGCACAAGCACCTAGAGCAACACCACTTGCAATAAGGAAACTCCAAGACCATGATTGCTGATCGCTCTCAGGTTCGGACTGTAATGCTGGATTTATTAATCCAAAAAAGGCTAACACCGTTTGAGCAAAAGCTTGTCCTTCTTCACTCGAACCGTGTAACCAACCAAACAATGAAGTTCCAATGTCATGAGTAATATTTTCAAGATCCTGAGCAAAGGTCATAGCCTCGAGACGGGCAATTTGGACTGAGACTGTCAAAGCTTCGTCATCAGTTAAATTGACACCTTGGGTCTCCAAGTAATAAATAATGTACTGTCGTCTATCACGAACATATTCATCACCTAAAGTAGCATCAAGATCACAAATTGGATACATGGTCACTATAGCATCATGTACCTGCTGATCGTACCTCTGATTACAATCCTGTCGCCGCAAGACTGGTCTTGGGGGTACACTCGAATCATCAGAATCCACATCCGATACTTCAGGCGACCATTCATAATGATCAACGTCAAGAAATGTGGGCCGAATATTGATTGGATCATACAACACATCACTATCAGATTGTTCAGACTGATCACTCTCTGTGCCGGATCTTTCATCACTCTCCTCAACCTCACTAGGTATAATAGGAGGTATTGTGAACGGACGATTCTCCACAGGACCATCATCATCAGGTTCACTAGAAATATCATCCATCGGAACACTTTGAACGTTTTGGCGATTTACTGGAACTCTTCTTCTTCCTCTCCAGCCATCATACCACCTTTCAAATCTTTCTATATATGGAAATGCTTGGGCCATAAAGAACCAACCCACCATAAATCCGAACATTAGTTGAATAAAGAAAGCTCTCCAAAAGGGCATTTCCGGAAGTGGTGGTCGTTCTTGCTCAAGAAGAGGTGCAAGATAAGTCCAATCAGACGTGATGTTAAAACCAGCTTGGGGTTCTGCATTTCGTAATGAAAAACATTTACACCCAGGCGTCTGGCAGTCACCACAGGGGTTATTGGTACAGCCCCCTGATATACACGGAAGACAAATCTTTTCCCTCTTGCTAGAGGATTCTGATGTAGGTAAATCCACAAGATTATATGGTCGTAAACTTATTGTAGGGTACTTCTCATCTTCTTCCTCAATTTTCATCTCCTTATGTTCTTCCTCTTCAGGAAGCGCAGGAGCCTTCGGAATTTCGGGTTCAGGGTGCCAAAATACATCTTCTAAGTCAAGTTTATCCATCGGCTCAAAGATATCTTCCAATCCATCGTCCCAATGTTCCGGTTTCACCATGCAAGTTGAGTATCCACATTCTAAGCATTCACATGTGGGCATCTCACAGACTGGACATAGTGACATATTATCGATACAAGAGTTGGAGATATTCATAGTCTCAATTTTATCGATGTGTTCATTGATGGCATCTCTATACCAACGAATGAATTCAGGCATTCGAATATCTTTCTTAATAACTACATATTCGGCTTGTTTACCACTGATAGCAGCTGGCATCACTTTTTCAACAGTGATTAACCAACAATCAGCAATACCCTTTTCTTTTGTAGTTTCAGCTTTCGATAATTTGGAACACATCATATGTGTTCTACCAAATCCTTTTTCACAAAACTCTGGTAGGACAGTAATAGTGATAACAAATGGAAATCGTCTCTGCACCGCAGAAGGCTCAGAAAAATAATGGTAAGCATTTAAATTTTTCTTATTTGTAGTAGCAATTACGAATTCCACTAGTAATGGTGTCATTCCCTTATTTTCCAAGTGTGCTTGATTAGGCATGAAAGGGATAGAATTAATGATTTGGAGGACTTCTTCCACAGTCTGATCCTCCATAGCCTTTGATGGGTTTTTATAAGCTATATCATCCAATTGTAAACACCACTGGTGACTTTTATAGCCATCCCAGTATTCAGAATTTGGTGCTCGTGTAAAGACATACTCATCTCCTGCTGGCAAATTTCGCTTTTTCTGGAAGTAAGATCTCAGAATTTTTGCAAAAGTGCTCTTACCAACATTAGTCGCACCGTTAATAAGAATAGAAAAAGGTACATCTCGATGAGCTTGGGTATTAATACGTGCAATCTCATCAAAGTACATCGACTCAACGCTGTACACAAATGAACGTATTTGCTTGAGACCTGGAGCTTTGGTGTTTATTGCTCCCTTCAGAATCATCTGACCGTGATTTCGCGCAGTGGTCAAACGTTCTAAAAATTCTTTAGCAGTATACCCGTGAGGTGCTGGGTTTCCAATATGCTTTGCAGCATTCTGGAGCCACATTACCTCATTGAACCACTTTTCGTAGTCCGATCCAGAGTGGAAAATTGCATCAGCATTTCCTTCAGTCCAGACCAAGTAACCAGTTCTTATAATACACACAATGGTATCAATCAAATTGGTTATGAAAGAGGCACCAAAATGGTAGTTTTGTTTGAGAACATGCTTTTCCATGGGAATGTACTTCTTAACATCCCACTTGATTCCAGCCTTCTCGAAAAGAGAAAAACTAATAGCATACATGCACATACGATGCATCTTCTCATATATAGGAGATCCTTGTAGTTTAGTAAAATTTCCTAACATACCTTCAATGGTGTCTAGTGTCTCAGGAAGACCTTGAGGCTCTTGCTCTGGTGTAAAACCATCAAACAATTGCTCACAAAAATCTTTTAAAGCAGGAACCATCTTGTCTAAAAACAAGGGTTTATCACTACGAAACTTTGCAAAAGTTGCTATAGATAAAATCCAACCTTTGAGTGTACGGTTGGAATATAGCATGAACATGAAGAATAACAAATCTTCAACCAATTTATATGTGTACATAAGGTCTTCGTTCATCGGAACTCCTACAAAGTAATTGTCAATATCCTGCTTAGGATGAAATCCAGGTATTTTAGCAATCATTCGCTCGAAAAGACTTGGTTGCTCTGTACCTGATTGTAGTCTAGCTCTAGTATCTCGCCATGCACGATACAATTTACGTCCCTCCTTAGGACCGAATACACGAACTAAGTGTTGATACTTTCGTGCATCTGGAGAAGACATACAATACAATTCATCAGCCTCAGACATGAGTGATTTTGGAGTTGGGTTGCTCCACAACTCATTGGAAAGCTCCTTAATAGCATCAAGAACGACATCCTCTCTGGTCGTGTCTTGATCAGAAGTAGCGTCAAGAACGACATCCTCTCTGGTCGTATCTTGATCCGAAGATTCATAACTACTCGGGGAGCTTGATGAACTAGGCAAAATGTAGTGAAAACTACAAAACGAGCACGTACAGTTCATCCAATCATCAACTTCATCACCAGAAATTGATTCTTCTTCTTCGGGCCAATCGAAGGCATACGCCGGTGGTCGAGGCGTGTCAGGTCTGCCGGTTGGGCGGTCAGACAAGGTTGGGGCCGTGATAGATGAGTTGGAAGTGTTAAATTCACCCTTAATTGATTGGTATTCGCTTGATGAGGACTTCTCCTCTTGAAGATTGGCGGACTTCTCCGCTCGACGATCAAAATCACATTCAGAAATATCAGAAACTTCGGGACATGTAGCATCGGCTACATTCACAAAGGGTCTAATCATAATAAAAATAAAGTCAGTTTTGAGGCGTAACTTTAACCCACGCCCCCAGAGTTAAGTGTTCAAAGTCTGTAAGAGCACTTCAACGTTCAGGAGGTTTTCAGTTCTCCACGCTTTTTTGAGCTATTAGTATCAGTCATGTGAATAGAATAAAAAATAGGTTATCAATCCATTTCTTCTTCTATTCTAGATATGAACCACTTAATATGTGCGCCGATCATACAAGTGAGCTACATTTAATGTTTTTCAATTTTTATTTGTTTATTGGTAACAATTCAATAGGGTCTATATACAAAATTGAATTATTACTGGTATAAATATGTACAAAAGTAATAATATACACAAAAACGAAAAATTTACAACTTGGATATAGTGAAAAATGGATAAACAAATGTAATTGATAAGAGAACAAATGCTTAAAATGGAGGCAGATGAGATTAGATGGGTCTCATCCACCCAATAGGGTGGTACTATTTAAAGGATAGTTCCTGTAGAAATACAGCTGAGCTGCCAGATCACAAGACTAGAGGTATAAGCTAATACGGACTGTAAGATATCATATACGGATCACAAGATAAACTCAAGATGACTCGCAATGATTAACTCAAAACAGTTCGCAAAGAAATAGCCAAAAGCCTTTAGAAAAGAGAACGCGCGGGGAAAACCCGC